CAGCAGCGTTAAGGGCTTCGAGGAATGGCGACTTAGCCATTGCGGCGTTCTGTTGATTGACACCAGCAGCAGCGAAGAGGCTGTTAGACGAACGTGTCGCCTCGTTGCCACCTGCCTGTAGGAAGGCCAGCGGAAGCTGGGCCAGTCCAGAGGCACTTGCGATACCGCCGAAGCCTATGTTTGCTCCCTGCCGTTGGTTGGCGAGGAAGTTCTGGAAGATGTTACCGCGACCCTGTGACGCGCCGAGTGCTCTGCCGAAGGCAGCCTGTTGGATACCTTGCCCAGCTTGCAACCCTGCGAGGTCGAACTGTAAGCCCTGCTCCATAAGGTTGCGTTCGAGGTCACCGGCACGTTGTATGCCTGCGCTTGAGCCGAGGTTACCGCTGGCGAACAGCTTGTCAAACTTTCTGTTTACCGTGCGCTCGTTCCTGCGCTCGCTCAACTGGCGAAGGCGGGAAGATATGTCAGCACCCAAGTCGAAGGGATCAGCGGAAGCTGTACCAAGGGCGTTCTGAAATATACCACCGAGTCCGCCAAAGTCTCCGAACTGTGCGAACTCGTCAAAGCCTGCGCCAGCTTGGTCGAAGCCTTGCTGTGCTATACCTTGTGCGCCGGAGAGCAGCGGATCGAAGCTACCCAACGAAAGTACGTTCGAGCCTTGGCCGTCAGCAAAGCTTGACTCTGCGGATATGCCACCGGGGCCGGTTATGCTCGTGCCCTCTATTACGCCTTGTCCGGCGAGATCAGCGGCAGCGTCCCTATCGTCTGCACCCGGATCGAATATGTCTGAGAGAAAACCCATTACGCTAATATCTCCATTTCAAACCATGCCCCGTCTGCTTCCAGATCAATGGCCGATCCGTGATCTTGGAACACCTGTATTTCAAAATAGTCGGCGGCAGTACAGATAATAGTACCTGTGAATACCGAGACATGTTGTCTAAAGTTAGAGTGCTGGCTAAATGTCAGATCAGGTATGTACGTATCGCGGTTCTCGTCGATACCTCCTGCGCCACCATTCTTCCTAACCTTTATTTCACGATGGCCCAGCCCGGTCGCAAACTGGCACTGAGCGTATAGCCGTATCTTCGTGACACCTGCTGGAACCGTTAGACGGCCAGTGTTAGACCCGGTGTCGTGGATGGTGTCAGTATCAAACGACTCTGAATCAAAGAGTACCGTCTGGAACGCGTTGTTAGCAACAGACACGGCAGAGTTATTATACACCAGCGCTCCGCGTACTCCGGGGCCGCTGCCACTGGAAAAGCCGCCGCCGTACGCTGCCAGTGTCGAACAGCTTACGACTCGGTTTGCATCCGATCCGGCATCGACCTCTGCCTGCGTAGCCAGCTCTACCGCGCCGCGCTGAGTCAGCGTAGCTTGTAAGAGGTTGGTCATCTGGGCAAGGTTCGCCGGGGTGATGGCGCGATCAGTGGCCGTGCCTGTGTTGGCCTCGGCATCTGTCGCAATTTCGAGAGCACCGCGCTGCGTAGCCGTGGCTTGCAGCAGGTTTGTCATCTGCGCCAAGCCAGCAGCCGTGATAGCTCGTGTCGTGTCGCTGCCTGTGTTCGTCTCTGCGTTGGTAGCCAGCTCGACCGGGCCTCTGACGGTGACACTAGCCGTAGCCAGTTCAGCGTCATTAACCAGAGCGCTACCGTCAAGGCCAGCGTAGCCGCCTGCGGAACTCTTGTTCGTCGAGTCTTCCTTCGAGGCTATCGCCGTAACGATGGCATCGAACTCAGTGTCGAAGTACGAGCCTTTAATCAGCTTGAGAGGGTCACCCGTCGAGAGTGCGTCTTTCGCTGTAAAGTCTGTGGTCTTTGTATAGTCTGACATTAGGTTACCATGCGTCCTATCTTGGGAGCGATACTGATTTGTTGAACAACCAGATCGAATGAGTTGATTGTAGCTGTGACGCCTACGCGTATGAACTGGCCCTCACCATACGCAGGCAGCGTCTTGCGCTGTATGCGTACTCCGCCCGAGAACTCGCCGAGGTTGAACTCGGCACCCGAGGCTAAATCGTTGAACTCCGCAGAGGCCAAGCCTGTGTAGCTGTGCGTGCGGGTGTTGGTCGTGCCCGAGAAATCGAATTCCCAGACGTGACTTATGTCACCAACTCCGACGGACACTACGCTTACAAGTTCCTTCAGGAGTTTTAGACGGTGGTTAAGCTGATCGAAGTCGAGCCAGCCTGACCAGAATTCAAATGAGTAGGTGCTACCGTTGTCTTGGTTTAGACCGTACTTGCCGACAACTCCGGCGCTGCCGAAGTATATGCCTGCCTTGTCTGTAGTAGCCAGCGCTATTACTGAGCCGCCTACTTGCCATTGCAACACGGGGACAGCCGTCTCGCCGTCGTCGTCTTGGAACGGGTGGTGTGTGTCGAGCGCAAACATCGAACCATAGACCGGGAAGTTGATGATGTACAGCCCTTCCGTGGCGTCATGTATGGAGCGCACTTGGTCTAAGTCGGGATCGACAGCGATCTGCTTGGCTATCGCGTCGAGGAACCGCGAGCGTACGTTCTTCGTCAAGATCACGACCGGGTTGCTCTTGGACTGAATCACTCGGCCAAGCGACTGAAGACCATGCTTGGACAGGAAGATCAAGTCGCCTTCGCCTGTCGCAGCGATAGAGTCGCGTGCTATGCAGCCCGTACCTTCGATGGTGTCCACTATCTCAAGGCGGGACGGGTCGAGGCCGATCTCAGAGCCGGAGCCGTCAGCCCACATTACGATGTGCTTCTTGCCGAACACTATGATGTTCGCGCCGAGTGCTACGATTGCCACACACTCGTCAGCTCCACCTGTCCATACCGAAGTCATGTCGATAGTGCCGCCGCCGCTGGCTATGGTGAAGTCTTGGCCGTCTAACAGCGCGGAGTAGCGGATCGTCTGCTTATCTTTGTCCAGCGCCCAGAGGCGACCGAAGGCTGCGACTGCGTCGTTACCGTCCGGCAGCGTTCCTGAACCGGTCAGGTCTGCAAAGTCACCAGTCTCGCGTATGATAGGAATGTGGTCACGTTGGAACCCGAAGCAGTTGTTCCCGAGATTGACAAACTTCCAGTTGTCATTGGTCGGCGTGTTGTCAGCGCTCGTGATGTCGTTACCGGCATCGGTGTAGTCGGTGATATTCTTGTAAACCTTGTTCCCGGCAGCGGATATGATGATCCGGTTACCGTTCTTGTACACTTGCTCGTGGATCACGTCTATAGTAGGCGTGCCTGCGATAGCCGTAGCCGTCTGATTCGTCCAACCCTTGCGAGCGCCGATCCTACCGGAACGGTTTATCGCAGCGTTAAGCGCGGTCGTCGCCCACTGAGGGCGCAGCAGCGTGCTCGCTCTCTCAGTGTTGAGTCCGAAAGAACCCGGCGCAACAATGTCAACAGGTTGAATCTGTGGCATTAGCGGCTCAAGTTGACAGTCTGGTCTGCTGGCGTCTGTTCCTTAGCGGTGGCAGCGCCTTGCGCATCGTTCATTGCGATCCACAGCGCGGAGCCTTCCTTGCCCAGCTCTGACCCGCGCTCCTCGTTCGCCTTGAACGTGGCTCGAAGGTAGATGGGACGCTCGGGAATCTTGATGACTGTCGTTAGGTCGGTGCCGACCAGCTCGGCCTGCGGTATGTACAGGCGCATCTTCAGCGTGTACGTGGCGTCAGGCGTAGGCCACACCTTCATCTTCAGCGAGGCACTCGAAGCATACAGCGTGAAGTAGCGTGGCTGTCCTGTCTCGTCGTTGTCGGTGAAGTGCAGTCGCTCCATGCGCTCCGTCGTAATCTCGGTCAGGCGTTCCTCGGACGAGTCAGTCGTGTCGAATACCATCGGCCTCGCATACGTCGAGTTGAAGAACCCCTCGTTCGGGCCTTGCGACGTGAGGTTCTCATACAAAAGCCGGGAGCGGTCGTTAGTATCAACGTCCGCGTCTCCGGCTATGGTGAGGGTATAATCTATTGTGCCTGACGCGAGCGTCACGGTTACTGTCGAGCGTAGTGCTTGCCACGGCCAACCTGACTCTTCGATCTCTTCTTTCGCTTCGTTCACGAATTGCAAGATCATCAAGAGGTAGTCGTCGGTCGTGG